GTTACCTTCTGACCGCTGGATTTTTCTAGCTTTAAGTCTTTAGTAATAGATAGCACATTGATGCCATCTGTATCATCTTGTACATAAAGACTACCGCCATCCATAAAAAGACGAACAGGGTCTACACCAGTAGCACTTCTTACAAGCAAACGTCCAGAACTGTAGAGGGCAATACCATCTGAAGATCCGGTTGTTAAATCAGTTGCTGTTGTAGCATCTGAACTAAATAACCAACCAACACCTCCAGCATATTTTGCTGTTTGGCTTCCTCCAACCGTCAATGTATCGGTGTCTACAGCTTCGGCATCAAGGTTGCCAAATAGGGTAGCGCCAGTACCATTTAGAATAAGAGCGTCAGAACCATCTACTCTTAGCTGTATCTCGCTACTGCCCAAAGTATTCAGTCTGTCAGCGTTAATAATTATAGAACCCGCACCGCCCTCTATGGTGCTAATTCCATTATCGTCAGAGTCAACAAATCTGATATTCGGATTAGACGCTTTGATATGAATATTGGCTATTGGGTTTGTCTCGCCAAGCCCAAGGTTGCCGGTGGAGCTTAAAGCCATGGCAACAGCGCCACTGGCAGTATTCTGCCAGTTAAAATAACCCGCCGTAGTGTTACCAGCGATAAAGTTAAATGCTCTAATCGTACCGCTTGAGTTGTCGTTTCTTATAGCGGCATTACCGGCCTGATCTTGGTACAACAGTAGCCCAGTGTTATCTGTGGCGTTGTTGTTTTTAATATCTATACGGGCCCAGTTAGTTGCCTCGCCGTTGTCTGTAAAACGGGCTACTGGTGCATATGCAGTACCTGTATTTTTAACATCTAGGGTATACGTTGGATTGTTGTTATTGATACCCAACCTGCCGACGGAGTCTATGCGCATACGCTCCATAGAGCCGCCGCCTGATCCGTTAGGTCGCGTACCAAGAACTAAAGCGCCTGCGTAGTTGTTATTGGCAGTGTTTTCTTTAACCCCAGAAACAAAAGCTAAATCTGCGTCGGAAGTAGCGTTGTAATAACCCGAAAATGAAATACCTGCCCCAGCACTGCCAGAAGTAGCGGCAGACTCACCCCTTAAACGAAAGTTATATATATTAGGCGCAAATGTTGTGTCTACAGGCCCAGTAACATCAAGCCTTACACTTGGAGTGCGACCAATTCCAACTTTGCCGTTGGCGTCGATACGCATACGCTCGGCTAAGGTATTAACGCTTGCGGTATAAAAAGCCAAGTCAGAGTTGACTACGTAATCCCCGCTGCTGAACTCTCCGTACAGACATTCTATCCTTGCTCTGACAGGTTCTCCGCCCCCTGCAAGAGAGAAATCTCCTGTCCTAAAGTCTATACGACCTAGCTTATCGCCTGATGCCCAGTCAGATGCGTCTGTTTTGCTAGTAATAGATAATACAGGGCCAGTTACCCTATCGTCCTTTGCAATTTCTAAAGTACTTTGTGGACTAAACGAGCCAATCCCAACGTTACCATTGCCTTTTATTCGCATAGCCTCTAAGTTAGTAGTGCCATCGTATATCCTAAATATAAGATCGGTAGCGTTGGCATCAAAGGGATTCGGCAAACCAAAAATCGTTGCGCTTTGGGTACTATCAGATCCTAGCTTAAGCTGGGCACCGCCAAAATTACCTTGGTTGTAACACGCCATAACCGTAGGGTTATTTGCAACATCTTCCCTAACTTCAAATTTATGGCTTGGAGTATCAGTCCCAATCCCAACGTTGCCGCTGGAGTCTATACGCACGCGCTCAACTTGATTTCCGGAGGTTGGTCTGGTCGAAAATATTAAACTTCCGGAATAGTTGCCGCTACCAGCCGTCCATGTTCCATTTTTAAGCATGGAAATAGATGCAGCATGTCTACCTACTCCAGTATCATCTACACCACTAAACGTAATTGTTGTATAACTATTTGCAGAGGTATTACTATTCTCCAACCGCAACATGCTTGATGAGTTATCAAACGGACTCGTAGTCGCTGGGTCAATATTACTTGTTACACATAATTTAAAGTCTGGATCATTGTCGCCAATCCCAACGTTGCCCTCATTGGTAATCCGCATCATCTCAGTAGTGTTAGTAGTGTCTGTAGTGGTGCGTAACTGCCACACAAACGCACTGGTGTTGCTACCAGTTCTTACAAGACCCTGACGACCAAACACATTAGACTGCCCAGTACTAGCGGCTACATGCCAGCCCTGAAGGGCATACTTAAAGTTTGTGGATGAAGTGTCGCCGTTGATAATGTTTGAAATCTCAACGCCGCTTGGAACACCGCCTGTAGTTGCAATGGTTGTCGAGTAAGCCGCTGTTTGATTATCGTTAACATCTAGCTTTGAATACGGACTAGTTGTGTTAATACCAACTTTGCTATTGCTATCTACAACCAGTGTGCTTGTTGCTGCGCCTTTTTCTATAACAAATGGAGTGATTGCGCCATCCACATCATAGAAAGTAAAGTTGCCAGTAGGGTTCTGCCCAACCTGCCATGAGCCTGTTGTTGCTGCATATACGATAGCAGCATTGGTTCCAGTTGACTCAATCCTAGCTGTTTGAGCATTAGAGCCTATTACGTGCAGGGGGCTTGATGGACTATCCGTGCCAATGCCAACACGATTAGTAGACGCATCAACATAAAACGTAGTACCGTCAACACCAAAATCAGAACCAGAAGCAACGAAAACATTGCCGGACTGATCCATATTCATTTTCGTGACGTCATTGATTCGCCACAAAAAGCCAAGGGAGCCGCTAGTTGGAGTGCTGAGGTCTGTTGTATTACAGCTAAACGATAACGACTTAGCGTTCCCAGCACTAGATTCCGCGAGTATCCTAGAAGTAAAAGCCTCCATCTCTATAAACTGAGACGCAACCCCATCTCTGCTTGAGCGGACTGCTCCTGCGGCTTCTAGTTCGGCTGCTGGACTAGTTGTGCCAATGCCAACGTTGCCTGTGTCGCCTTTTATAATCATGTTAACGGTAGAGCTTGGGCCATCAATGAACCGCATGTCTCTGCCGTTAGAGCCACCGCCATCAATCCAAGACTGAACAACTCTAGCTGCATTAGTGAACTCAACACGGCAGTTCTCAGTGTCCACTGTAGGACTCATCCTAAGCTGCGGAGTGCTGCCTACCAGATGAAGCTCTGTGGATGGGCTAGCTGTGCCAATGCCAAATCGCCCACTAGAGTCTAGGGTGATATCAGCGGTTCCATCAGATGTTCCAAACTGCATGGCGTTTGATGCGTGATTATAAGTTATACGCCCAGCAACAGCGCCATCACCAAACGTAATGTAACCTGTACTTGTATTTCCTGTATGAATTAGTAACCCGGCGTTTCCCGCTGAGTTAATCTGGAAGTTACCAACGCCAGTGTAGGTTTGCCATGCCGCACCTGCGTCAACATAGACATCGCCCGATGCGTCAAAGCCAAGACTTCCCGAGTCAGCTTTTAGAAGCGTATTACCGCCAGACGTATAAAGTGTACCGACCCTAGCGTCCGTTCCGTATAGCTCGTAGAACGCTGTGGCACTTGCGGCTACAGAGTCGCTGTCTGTTACTCTTACCCTTGCGTTAGATCCACTTACTTCTAGGTTCTGCGCTGGGCTAGCTGTGCCAATGCCAACGTTACCTGCGCTACCAATAGTCACTGCTTCTAAAGTGTTTCCAGAAGAGTCACTAGGTGCGTCTAACGCAAGCCTTGGAACGCCGCTAGTGCTTTTCATAGAAATGCGGCCAGCGTAATGGTCAGTCGCTGAGTCCCCTAAAGTAAGGCGTATGCCTCCGTCATTGGTTGCTGAGTAGTTACCTACGCGAACGTGTAGTATATCATCAGGCGCTGAGTCGCCAATGCCAACGTTGCCCGTTGCCGTCACCCTAACGCGCTCTGTGCTTCCAGTAACAATCCCCAGAGTGTCAGAAGCAGGGCGAATAAAGCCTAAGTTGTGGTCTGCGCCAAAGCCAATGCCAACATCTCCAACACTTCCGTCTTTAGCTCTAAGCCTTCCGCTTGCAACAATGTTTCCTGTTACGTCTAAGGCTTCAGAAGGGTTATTAGTGCCAATACCAACTTTGCCGTCTGAAAGAATATGGACACCTTGGTTAGCGGTTGTTGGCCCTAACTTTAGGTTTCGATTAACCGCTTCTACCTCAACAAAGTCGCTACCTGTACCGCCGCTTGTTTGGATCTGAAGGCGACCAACAGAGCCGCTACCGGAGTCGTCAAAGAAGGCTAACGTGCTGCCTGATGTGTCTGCTGTCTTGACATGAAACTTAGCCGCTGGGTTAACGCCAATGCCGACCTCATTGCTCGATGAATCAACAAACAGCGTATTCGTGTCTACAGTTAAGTTGCCTGTAACTGTTGCGGAACCGGCTGATAGAGCATTTGTGACCGTTGCAGAACCTACGGTGATCCCGTTAGTAGTAGTGTTGCCAGCGTCTGTTACGCCATCTAATGTTATACCTGCCTCAGCTAAAGTCTTGTTTTCCCAGCGTTCGTTAACGCTGTCGTATTGAAGAACTTCCTTGTCGCCGACAGCATTGACCCAGACGTCATGCAGGTCGTGAAGACCAACACTGGTCGAGAAACGAACAAACATCGTTCCATTAACGGCGGCGTGAATAACATACGCCACAGCCAATTTAATCCCAACGTCAGGCTCTACAAGCGTAAACTCACCAGCGTTAGAAGTACTTAGCCACAGCACATCACCGTCGGTGTACGCCGACAGGTCTACCCCGCGAACCTTACCGAAATACGTAACTTTGCCGTCGGTGTCTGTTGTAATGTCTTCAGTGGCAACCCCTAAATAAAACTTCTCATTGTTGAAATCAGTACCATCCATAGGAGCTACGGTGATTCGCCCAGAAGACCCCAGAGTACCAGTAGCCATTACGGGAGTACCGTTGGCAATAGTCTGCCCAGTGTTGTTACGTACGTGGTAGTGAACTTCTTGACCAAGCTGCAAAACAGCTCCGTCTTGTATTAGGTCTACAGTCTCTTCGTCAGCGTTCCAGCTTAGAGTGCCCTGAGCGCCCGTACCGCCCGTAAACTGTAGTGTATCGGCGGTAATGTCTGTAAAAGTAGGGCTATCACCAGCTTCATACTTAGTGTCGAGCTGGGTCTGTATGGCGGATGATACGCCGTTAAGATAGCCAATCTCGGTTGAGTCTACGTTACCTATAGTAACGTTAGTAGCAGGGAGGGAAACAGTACCGGTAGCAGTTAAGTCCGTGAACGACGCTGTACTCGCCGTTGAGCCGCCGATTGGTGTACTGTCGATAGTGCTACTTTGTATTGTCTTGTTGGTTACTGTCTGAGTGGCATCGGGCATGGTTAACGTACCAGCCGTAATTCGCACCTCGAAGGGTGTAAACGCATCCCACGCGCGTGCGGTAGTACCTTCCTGTGCCCGTTCAACAGTGATGTTGTTCGCGGTTACCGACGTTACTTTAACAATCTCCCAGTCGTTTTCCTTGCCGGAAGTAGGTTCGACGTATGCTAGCGTCGCAAAGTAGTAGTCTGTGCCGGGGTCTGGAAACCCTGCGGCGCTCTGTACCGGTATAGACGTAGCTACGGCGGTTATAGCAGCGGAAGTTTTAGTAATTCGATTGTTGTAGATAACCTGTGGCATCTCAAATTTCCTTAATCTTAACGACTACTTCGTCTTGCAATATTCGACCATCTGCTGTCAATACAGTTAGCTCTACTTTATATCGAGTCCCTGCTTGCCCCCCAGTTGCCCAAAACTTAACCCGATGAGTCACGTCATCGTCGTAAATACCTACGTTATCCACAGTCAACCCCGAAGGAGTAACTTGCGCGGTGGCTTGCTGTAAATTATCGCCGTCAGTCAAAAACTCAGTGTAATCTACAGTGTAAGAAAGCCGCTCAGTGGGCTGTTGGGTTACAGTTCCTAGTTTCATGCGACTTTCCTAAACGTAAATTCCTGCGCAGGGCGCACGAATGTGGTGTTTTCTGGTGGACGTATGAATGTCCGTTCTGGCGGATCTAAGCTATCCGCGTTAGCGACGCTATCCGCTATTATTGTAGCAGCAGCTACTATGTCAGACTCGCCAAATCGAACTATGTAGACAAAACTAAAGTCGCCCATAGCGACTGACGCTGTAGCGGTGTAATCAATCGTAGTGAAAGTAGTTCTCGTCGGAACGGGAGTTAGCGTAAGAGTCGCATTTACATTTGCTACACCTTGCTCAGCTAGGCGTACTTGCGCGCCGTCTATAGGTACAGTACATACTACACTTATATCTGATTCGCCTTGCTCAGCTAGGCGTACTTGCGCGCCGTCTATAGGTACAGTACATACTACACTTATGTTTGATTCGCCTTGCTCAGCTAAGCGTACTTGTGCATCGTCTATAGGTACAGTACATACTACACTTATGTTTGCTACGCCTTGCTCAGCTAAGCGTACTTGTGCATCGTCTATAGGTACAGTACATACTACACTTATGTTTGCTACGCCTTGCTGAGTGTTGGTAGCGAATGGATCTAGCGTAGCTGCTGGGGTGCTTACGTCGGCAACGGGTTGTAAAACGCGTAGAGCTTCTGGCGTAACTGTAGCTGACGGAAACGCTATATCGGCTACACCTTGCTCAGCTAGGCGTACTTGTGCATCGTCTATAGGTACCGTACATACTACACTTATATCTGCTTCTACGTACCTAGTGACATTTATATATGGGTAGTCGAAAATATCTATAAGCGCGGTGCTTTGGGCGAAAGACTGCCCTTGCTCGGCTAGCCTTACGTTAGCGCCTAAAATAGCAATAGTACTTTTGGCTCTTATGTTAGCGACGCCTTGCTCAGCTAAACGCACGTTTTCGTTTACAGTAACTACGCTTGATATAGCCAAAGATTGAGCTTCTGCTTGGTGTAATTGATCGCCATCTACTGCTGGAGTAGACGCTGTTGACGCTATATTTGCTTCGCCAACTTTGATGATAACTCCTGCCCCTTGGGCGAAAGCACTGGTAGATATGCTTACTTCTTCAAAGAAAATGGTGTTTAAGTTAGCATCAATAGCCGCGCTAGCTAACATGGTCGAGCTAGCTAAAAATTTCTGGTTAGCGTTAGAAACTACCGTCGCGCTCGTTGAAAATGACGCAACGGGGACAACTAGTCTAGTTGCGTCCGCAACCATTGACGCGGAGACTGTGATACCAAACCCCGGACTGGTTACTAACAACGCATCTGCGATCAAAGTTAGGCCAACAGAAGCAACTTCGGTAGTAGGCCGCTGTGTCCTAATAGCAGCCGCAGAAGAAGTGCAGAATGCGTTTATGTCTATACTAGCCGGGGGTATCTGCGTGAAATTAGTAAACGTATACGGATTTACGGCTACCGTCGCGGTACAAGACTGAGTATTGTCAGTAAATGCTTCGTATACGCCGTTTATACCAGTTTCAGCGTAAAGCGTTGCCGTACCAGTGGGGTTAGCGGGGCACCCTAGCGCAGCGGAGGCGGCAATATTAGCCGTAGCAAAGGCTGTGTGTGACTTAGGTAGCTGAATACGAATCGCTTCAGCGGAGACCGTACAGCTAACACTTACGTCACTTTCCCCAATGGCATCCGCTGGAATAGCGAGCACGCCGCCAGTAGCTAGTATTGAAGAAAACGCGCTTACAAAACGATAAACAAACGCAACTACTTTACCACTGGTAGAAGCCCTAGCAGAGCCTGTGGTTGTTCTAGTAATACCTTGCGCTAAAGAACCAAATTGAGCCTTCGCGTGAACATCAGCGAGACCACGGTACTCGTAAGTAATAGAAGATGTAACCGCAGCGGCTACAGTTACGTTAGCCCGTGCGCGGTATTGATAAGTACATTCAGCGGTAGCAGAAGCAGCAACCGCTATAGAAGCGGTTGCTTGGATGTACTGAGACGGGGGAGCGGTATTTACCGCTACGCCATCAGGCGTATACATAGTGCTCATAGCGCCCCCGTCAGGCCATAATTAAGCTACAGTAACGGTAATCGCCCCAATAGCAAAAGAAAGTACGTCACCGACCAACAAAGTTTTAGACGCTACTAACGGGGCGTGGTACAACAGGTTTCCACCAGTAGACGAATCTACTAAACCGATGTGAGTTACAGTAACTGAACCCGCGCCGTCGTTAGCTGGGAACGTAATAACTTGGGCGTTGGTGCTTACGCCATTAGCCGAAGCTGTCCACCCAGAACCAGCCGCTCCGCCGTTGCGAGAATCTTTACGCACATAAGCAGGCCACGCTGAAAGCTGTACTTCGTTAGCATAGCCACCGGTTTCTGGATCGTCAGTAGGGTCAGCGGTAAACAAAGCTACATAAACACCAGCGGGTTCTGTAAAAGTTCCTCCGCGCAGTGTGGCTTCAATGATTTGATCTTCAAGATAGTCAGAAAACTGGCTCATAATTTAAACCTCAGTTACTGTGCAGGGGCCGCACGCATTGGCATGTTGGGGTTAGAGATTGGGTTAGGTGCGACCTGTACGGTAGCTTGGATCTCAATACCAAGTGCGTTAGCAAACGCACCGTAGTGAGCTTGTGCTCGCTGGGCGTTACCAGCGTACTCGCTATCCTTACTATAAGCGCGATACAGAACATAGTCTTGGATAACGTTTGAATAAATGTCGGGCACTGATATTTCAGTAGATGGCATTTCATCCCATGTTTTATACGTCCCGTTACCGTCAGCTATTTCCGTCGGGTACTTAGAGTACACGATATCTAGTTTAGCTGCCGTACTAGCAGGGGGGTAAACATAGAACACAGTAGGGTCGCGAGGATCGTACATGAAGTGCTTAACTTCAGCCGAAGCCGTCATTTCGTGCCACTCAGGGTGCTGAGCATCCAAAATCTCGCGGTTAACCATGCGCACAGATCGCTTAGACGACGTTGTATTGTTGCGCACTACGTCAATTAGCTTAGACCCAGATATAGGCGAGGCGCTAATAACCTGTTTGCTGCCCAATACACAAGTATAAGTATAGTTAGTCACCATCGCATCCGGGCGATACAAAGCGACTTCGCGCTGAGCGTCGTTAAGATATCGGATGAGTTCTTCTATGGGCCACCGCACAGAAGTACTGTCTTGAAGAATGTCAACACAACGGTGGATGATGCTTTTAGCTTGAACGGCCATAACTTACCTCACACAAAAGGTCTTGGTTGGGCCTTCACCGACCCTACAATACGCCCAATGTTACTCTCATTGCGCGCGTTATTACAGAGTATTTTACACCTACGGTTGTAATACTCAGCCCCAACAGGATCTGAAAACGGTTGCCCCGGTATCGCCTTAACCCGGTATGCAGCTCCTGCAACCACGGCTTCTACCCAGTAATTATACAGATCGTCCGCTAAATACGCAGCCCCCACCGTAGGTCTTACGGCTAGGTTTAGAGCTACTGTATATGCGTCATCAGGTGTAGGGAACAGCTTCAGAAGGATTTCCGAGTCGTCTCTAACAATGTAGTAGTTAGTGGGCTTACCTGTATAAGAGTCCAGCGCGGGTAACGATTCAGTTACTTCACCATGTATCGGGTAGCCATCAACTGTTACATAGATAACGCGGGATAACAGGTGGTTGGAGGGAACATCAATGTCATAAAGCGACGTACCGGCTACTGTGGTAAACGCATCGGCATCTACTCGGAGCACCGTTGTTCGCTCGCAGAAATCTATGGCCGAGTCAGTTATGGCCTGCTCAGCTAGAGGCTCTGGGCACGCTGGAACCAGAGGTATCAAGCGCGACATAAACTCGGCTACAGACTTCATTGGCTAACCTACTAGCAAGATACCTAAATATACCCTGCAATTAGTTGTCTGGCAACTCTACGTCGAAGTCGCTAAATTCAACAACTTTACGGGTGCGTCGCTTTGACTCTTTAACTTCTTCGTTAGACGACAACCCTACCGCCTTTTCTGCGTTGAACTCCGCAGCCTTAGCAGCGCCTACAGGAGTAAACTCGTACTTGTCGCCGTTAAGTCGGGCTATAATCTCTAACTTGCCGTTAACAACAGCCTTCATGCGGTTCAAGCTGGTTTGCCCGTTTAGTTTTTTGCAAACTTCTTCAGGGGTCATGCCTTTCTCCTAGTAAAAGGGGGCCGAAGCCCCCTGATTATACCTCAGATATTAACCTACCTGCGCTACAACAAGTGCGTCGGGCTTAACAACCTTGCGGCCATAGACTGCCAAACCGCGAACGATGTCGCCGAAGTCAGTCTGGTTACGCAGAGGCTCAGTCTTGCTGATGGTCATAGCGAACGAGACAGCGTGGTTAGTACCAGCAACCATCGTACGACGTGCAAGTGCGCTAGCAACTGCGCCGCCAGTAGCGGGGTCAGTCAGACCAGATACCAGTGCCTTGCCAGCAGCGCCCTTGGGCAACAAGTTAGAGACGTATACGCTGAAACGATCCAGCATACCGATCTTACCAGTGCGGATGATGCTTGAAGAATCACCTGAAAAGTACGCCTGTGCGATGTCTGAACGCATGAGGATCTGACGATCATAAGGAGTAAGGATCAACCAACGACCATCTTCGGGGATGTTCTGCTCGTCCATAGCAGCAGACATACGGAGGATGGTTTCCAGCAGGTTGTTAGCAGTGCTGGTATCGATGGGAGCGAGATCAGTTCCCAAGTCATACGCAGCGGAAAGCGCACCAGCGGTAGCACCTTCGTTAGCAGCGGCTGGGCCTTCGGTTACGAAAGAGTTGAAGAATACTTCATCTTCAATCGCAATCTTCATCTGCTTGGCAGCATCTTCGGTGAACATGTTCATCAGATCCATGTCAGCCTGCTGAGCAAGTACATCGTTGGTCTGCACGCTGAAGTACTTAGCCTGATCTACCTGCATATCTTGGAAGATAGGGGTAGGAGTCTCGGTAGACAGCGTGGTGCCAGCACCAGCGTAGTCATTGATGGTGATTGAGGGAGCGGTACGGATACGGATGGTATCGCCCTTGTTCTTCAACTCACCTTCGTAGTCAGTGTTGCAAATCTCTGACAGCATGGTGTTCTGGTAGAACTTAGCCAGCAGCTTGCCCGACCAGAGAGTGGGGATAAACGCGCCGGAATACGACGGGTTGGTGTCAAATGCGCCGGAACCGACGACGGGGAATACAGCAGCCATTTTTGGCCTCCTTTACAGAATTGATTAGCCGCGTACACGCCCTTGCATGTAGGCAGCGTCTATTTCAGCTTCAAGTTTACGTGCCTCATCGACACGCCCCATCTTCCCTAACTGCGTCACTTTCAAGAACATATTACGAACTTGTTCGCTCGTATAATATTGTCCCTTTGGTGCCGGAGTTGCTTCAGATGCCGCGCTCTTAGAGGGTTGAATCTGACTTTCAAGCTCTTTGTCGGAGTCCTGCTTCTTCGGTTCAGATGCCTGTGACTTACGCCACAAGTCCACATAGTACGCGACAGCTTCCGCGTCGCCTTTAGAGTAAGCGTCTTGTGCCGCGACCATGCGAGGTGCTCGGAGCATGGGGTCTTGCTCGTTGAGCCACGCGATCCATGAGGGGTCAACATTGACCGTCTCAAAGTCTGGGACTAAACGATTAAGCCGCTGCTCGAACGATGCAGTAGTCACCTGTGTGCCAGTAACAGTAAGTTGCTCACGCAACTTATCATTCTCAGCACGGATGGCTTCGAGTTGCTTGTACAACTCGGCGGTCTCTTCTCTTGCAACTTTGCGCTGAACTTCAATGAGGTCTTCGCCAAACTCTTGGCGGTCTTCATCAGTAACCAGATTCTTCAGACGCTCGTAATTGGCTTCTTCCTTCGCCTGCTCAACTTCTTTAGCCTTAGTATCAATGGTCTCTTTGAGCGTGCTCATTTCGGCCATGAGTTCTTTGACTTGTTGGTGCAGACGAGGAACCTCTGCATCGTACATACCCTGAAGGGTCTTGTACTTTTGCTTCCAATTCTGATCGTCTTCTTTTTCTGGCTTCTTGGCTTCCTCTACAGGTACAGGATCAGGTTGAAATTTAGGTACAGGATCTGCTGACTGCTCTGCTTCGGGCTGAACTACTTCGGCTACAGGCTTTTCTGTAGGCGCGGTATCGCCGTAAAGCTGCTTTTCCAGTTCACTTGTCTGTTCTTCAATCTGTTGTACTTGCTTTGGTAAAGCCATCACATTCTCCTAAAGCTCCAACTCTGTTTAATGCTCCTACCACGGTGTGCACCTAACATAATGGTCAGCCGGACTTACGTTATGCGGAGTCTATCCGCGCTAAAACCTCTCCAGATTTTTCAATCGCTTCGAGGAAATCTTTAAGAACACTTGCCTGCCCTTGCAGTTGGCGTATACGCTGCCCATCATCCGCCGCCACTAGTTGATCCTTAACTTCTTCCAGCTTCTTCTGGAAAAGATCGACTATTTTGTCGTCCCGGTTGTGGCAGTCATATAACGCCTGTATATGCTGTCGGTTTGGCTTATGTCCTAAAAACATGTTCATAATATCTTATATCACGCGTAGAGCCAACAAGACAAGTTCTTCATCAGTAGGATTCATAACAGTTGTTGGCGGTATTACTGT